TCAGAGGGTAGCGATCTGTATCACTCATGGTTGTATCGAGCATAAACTGTAGTGCAAATCCTGAACGACCGTAGGACAACTCTCTTTCTAAGAGGTCATCGTCGTCAAATCGCATAGGATCAACTGGTTGGCCGTCTAAGGGTTCCTTTGCTGAGTGCATAGCTTCCCATAACACAGGAGCCAAACGTGCTCCGTAGGCTTTCTCAGCGTATTCTACGGAAGGATAACGTGCTGGCCAGACTCGTAGCTGGTAACCACGCTCTGTTAGTGTATTATAAAGACTCATTTCGCACTGTGGTGTCCCAAGATAGAGTATTTTACCCTCTGGCTTGAGTACCGCATCGAATTCCTTAACGGCTTCCCCTAGTTTCTCCCTCATCATCTGGGTCATCGAGTTATTAGGTACTTCGATGTCATCTGCGATGATAAAATCTGCACGACTGCCCGTCAACTGACCAGTGATACCGACTGATTTAACAGAAGGGCTACCACTAGCCAGTGCGGGTCTTACATCAAACGCTATCTTACTCCACCTCTGCTCACTTGTAGCTATGAGATGTTGGCATATGGGGAGTTCTAAGATTAGACGTTGTGTGAATGTCGAGAAATCGTCAGCTCTCTGTTTTGAGGCCGACACAACCATGAACTTCTTTTGAGGGTCAAGAAGTAATTGGTGCACGACGAATGCGGCAGTAATATAAGACTTACCTACACCTCGAAACGCCTCAATGATTGATCGTCGAGGGCAGTTCTGGATGTAGTCAGCCATATCATATTGAACTAGCGTAGGATCAGGCAACAGTAGATGCTTCCAAACGATATACATAAAGTTACGGAAGTCTTTTAGCTGCTCTGGCATTTTATCCATTACGGCTCCTATTATTCTTCACACTAGAGATGCGAAGATTGCTATATGCGTTATTATGTGGGTTACGGTCTTTGTGATCTATATCTTTGCCTTTGATAGCTAGTTTGCCATGTTTCTTTATCATGTTACGTCTAGCTTGCTTGCGCTTGTCGTTTCGTTTGCGCTGCTCAGGCTTCTTGTGGTAGTTCTCGTACTCAGCTTTGTAATCTCTCGACATCAGTGAGCCGCCTCTTCAAAGGGCAATGCAGTCAGTAAGCTTGCCATAGGTGACTCAGCAGTAATAATGTCATTACTTGCTCCGTTGTCTTTGAGGAACTTAACGGCCACCGAGAGTTCGGCTGGTGTAGCCAAGCCTGAGTTCACTCTCGTTAATAGTTCCTTTGTTACACCGTCATGCAACTGTTTTAATAAGTCTGTCATATAATTAACCTTTCATAACTTTTGCTATCTTTTCGCCACTACGTCCTACGACATAGCCACCCAATCCTAACTGTAAAAGCATCCATGCTTCATCTCGGAGAGGTGTTGCCAGAAGCCCTAGCGAGTCGCCTACAGCAAGTACCAAGAAGGTAAGCATTGTTATAGGTCGCCACGCAGCTACGAGGAAGTGCTCGCTCTGTGCCTCTGAGGACACTATAGCTTGCTGTCCTTTGATCATTTCTGTTTCGTAGTCGAAAACACGCTGCATTGCTGCTGCTTGGACATCTAAAAGATGCCCCTTGGCTTTCAACCGCTCATCATCACTGGTGTGGAGTTTGTCAACTAGGTCAGCAGCAGGTTTAAAGATGCCTGCTATTAAATCTGTTATACCAATCATACGCCTCCGATAACTTTAATGAATTGTGAAAATCCCATCTCCTGTGCAAAGTAAACAACTGCTCCACCGACTACTAACCATTTAATTTGCATTAGTGTTCGGTTGATATTATCGAGCATACTTCTAAGGTCTTCAGCTTGCGCTGTAAGATTTCTTAACTGATCGTCATGTGCATCGACACGCCACTCAAGGCGGTCAACGTGTTGTTTTAAGTCGTCCATGTGTTGTCCTTTACACCGCTATTCAATAATTTTTGTGATGGATAAGTTAGTGTAGCCCCAAGTGCCGTCACCATCAATACGGGCGGTTCCGTTAAATTCATCAACCTTACCCTCCACACTGATTTTATCACCCGCTGCTAAAGTATATACGCCTACTAAAGATACAGAAATTGCGTCAGCCCTGTTTCCGGTATGTTGGTGGGTAGTATAATCAAGCTCAGTAGTACCAGCACTTCCTCCTTTAAGGAAAACAGAAGCTTCTCGCAACTTAGCTATTCCACCACTCGATAGCGTAACTTTTGTTGTTATTAAATATCTACCAGCTTTTCCTGTTGGAACAACCCATTGATTGTCGTTAGCAACCCATCCACTATCTGTATCATGTTTTACACTATTAAAACCAACTCTAGTTGCTGTATTATCAGAAGCAGCTTGATGACTACCACGAGTAATAGCAAAGCTTGGGGTGTTTGTGCCACCAACACCCGCAAGGAGTGTTGAAGGGATAGTACCTGATGAATCTAATTTAGCTGGGTCAAGTGTAGAGGCGCTCGTAAGCATCCCCGTTGAATCAAAGGGTGTAAAGTCTGCTAAGGTTCTTGCCTTAGTCATAATGAGTTACCTCTAAAAAGTAATCGTGCGTTTTTCGTAAGTTATATCAGTCGCTGGATCAGTTAAGTCTTCTTTGACGTAACTAACTCCTGCTGTCTCATATAGATTAGGTTTAAGTACATTCTCTTCATAGGTAGCTGTTGATTGCCCAGCGATTGCCCACGAGTCTACTGCTGTAAAGTTAGCTTGGTAGTACGCTTTAAGCGCATCAGCAAACTCTTGTGAATACAAGTAAGCCCTGCTACCTTCTGCATCGTTTCCTGCGAGGTAGTAAGACTGCTCTAAGACACCATCATTAACTACACCGTAACGGACAAAGCATAAGTGATCATCTTTAAAGTAACCAAAGAGAACGCCTATCTCATCTACAAGAATGGTTTGAATGTCTGAAGTAAGCCATGCCCTAGCTTGATAGTCAGTTAGCTCATCATCAAAAGGTAAAGTGCCTTCTAATATCTTATCTCTTGAAGCGTCAAACAAACGATTAATATCATCTGGAGTGATGCTTGTTATTTCATTTACTAAGTGTGTCATATTAACTCCAGAATTCTATTTTAACAGTTTGCGCACCTGCACCGTTTTGTGGAACGAAATACTGATACTGAGTTTCACCCGCTGCATAAGCAGGCTGATACCATTGTGGGAAGTATATCGGCGTGAATGATCCATTTACATACCCGTACTGTGTACGCCAACTAAAATCGAGGTCAGCTCTTTCATATGAAACTAGGTGGTCTCCGTTTATGTTGTATAACTTAACAGTTTTAAAGGCTGCTTCATCCGTATTCGCTATAGAGTCTTGAGTGACGTATTGTGCATCATTAGTCGCCCCAAAGTTAAGTTGTAATCTGTTATTTACCTGCGCTGCATTATATACATTGTGCGTACTTCCATCCGCAAAAGTATTGTTATTCGGACTAACGCCACCATAGACGTAGTTATACATACCCCGACCGTAACCTTGAAGATAAGTACCGTAGACGGTTGCACTGCCAGAGCTTACAACGAAAAAGTCTATGAGAGAGCTGGTAACGGCAGAGGCTTGTAAGTTAAAGCCCCCGCCCCAGAAATCTGACCCACTACCTGAAGGTGTTACAGGTTGGACAAGATCAGTTATAAAAGGTTGAACTACATTTTTTATCATAGCTATACCTACCTTGTTTCGCTAATATAACACTTAGACCCATCGGTTACAGGGGTGACACTACCAACGGCACCTGAAATTAATATAAAGGGAGGCAGTGCTAATTCTTTTATATCACTTGCATCGAACGTGTGAATAAGTTGATAATTAACACCATTCAGGCTCCCGAATAAACCTGCTGTTTGAGCGCCTTCTTTTACGTACTGGACTAGGCCGCGTGACCCATCGCCCATCTTAGGGTTGTATGGAGTATTGTCGTTTGCTAGTTGTGTCATTTTTTGTTTCCTTTGTTTAAGATTTATTGTGGCTTTGTTGGGAATATGCTTCTAGTCTCAAGGGGGTTTACATTTTGTTTATCCACCCCCTTTGGCCATTTTAAAGATATATC